GGATTGTATTTGATCCAAATGTAGATAGTTCATTTGAAGCAAGAGGTAAAGTTACAAAGTTAAAAGGATCTATATCTGGTATTAGTGCATCTACAGAAACTATTTCCGGAGTAAAGTTTTATAAAGATTCAGAAGGAATATTCGTTGGCATCGCATCAACATCACTAAACTTACAAAATGGCGTGATTGTTAATGTAGGTGGTCTTTCCACAACAAGATCAGATTTATTAGGATCATATAAAATAGGAATTAGTTCCACACGATTAATATTATCTCAAGGTATAGGAACTGCTGGTGCAACTGGTATAGTTACATTTTTTGATGTTCAGGGTGATTTAGAAGGTATAAGAACCAATGATAGATTTAAAGTTGGTCTTTCCACAGAAACTATTAAAGTATTAGAAGTTGATACATTGTCTTCTCGAATAAGAGTATTGAGACCAGTTGAAGCAGTAGGAGTATCTCATACTCAATCAACTATACTTGAAGAAATTCCTAGAGTATTTACTTTCTCTTCTGGTATAAAGACAAGTTTTCCAGCAAGAGAAGACAAAGAGTTATATTTTAATCCATCAAATTCAATTGGAACATCTCATTCAGATCCTGATAATGAAACTGGTATTGGTAATACAATTACTATTAACAATCCCGGAGCAGGCCCTACCACTAGATTAATTTCGAGAGGATCAATCTTTATACCTCAACATGGTTTAAAAACTGGTGACGTTGTTAATTATGAATTAAATGGTGTTAATGGATCTGAAACAGCACCTAAAGTCAAATTCTTTACTGCGACTCCTACGGTTAATACTACGGTGGGTATTGGGACATCTTTATTTGTAATTAGAAAGACTGACAATCTCATAGGATTATCAACAGTCAAAGTTGGAATAGGATCAACTGGTATTAGATTTGGATTAGGTTTAACAGGGACACTTCCTACTTTTGAAGAAATACAATTCTTAGATGTTGGTATAGGATCTATTCATAGTTTAAGATTCAAAGGCCGTAATGTAGTAACTGGTAAAATTGATAGAAATGTAGTGACTGTGGTTGGTACAGGAACTCATGGTTTAACAAATAATGACACTGTTTTTGTGGATGTCAATCCCGGAATCAACACAACGATCACTGTAAAATACAACAAGATTAGACGTAAAGCAGTATTCAATCCTTTAGATTATGTGGCAGCAGGAATTACAACTAACGCAGCTACAGGTGGTATTAGAAATTCAATTAATATTGATGATCATAAATTAACAACAGGAACAAAAGTAATACACACCTCAGATAGTCCAATAGGTCTTGATAATAACAAAGAATATTATGTTTATGTTGTTGACACAAATACCTTAAAATTTGTTGATGGAAAATATCAGTTATCTCAAGAGTTTCCTGAGTTTGTAGGAATCACATCAACAGGATCTGGAACGATATCTCCAATAAATCCACCATTTGTATTCTATAAAAATTCAAATGCAATTTTCGATTTAACTGATTCTTCATTATCATATACACAAAGTTCTACAAAATACCCAGCTTTCTACTTTGATTTTTATAATGATCAAAAATTTAATGAAATATATGAGACAAGTGGCGTTACTGAATCGTTTGACGTATCAAGAACTGGAACGATAGGAGTAACTGGTGATGCAAAGGTAACTCTTAAAGTTAATGAAAATACTCCAAGTAACTTATATTATAAATTATCACCTGTTGATATATCAGACAACTTAACAGAAAATAAAGAGATTGTTGTTGATGATGAAGTTATTTTAAATAATAACATTACAACTAAGATAAGTGGATATAGTGGCGAATTTAAGATAGTTTCAACAGGGTCAACAACATTCCAATATGATGTCGAATCATTACCAGAGTCTACCTCATATACTCCCACAACATCAACTCTTAAGTATACAACAATATCTACAAGTACATATGGATCGATTGATGAAATAACAGTCACAGAGTCTGGTGGTGGATATCAAGTTGTGCCCGGAATTACAACAATCACATCTGATGTTGGAAGTGGTGCAGTTATTGAGGTGTTCTCATCAACAATCGGTAAACCAACTAAAATTTCTCTAGAAAACATTGGATTTAATTATCCAAGTGACAATACTTTAAAACCTGAGGCCTTATTCCCACAAGTATTAAGAATTACTCCATTAAGTGGTTTTAAATCAATAGGTATTACATCATTCGGAAAAGGATACAACCAAAATCCAAGTTTAGTTGTTTTAGATGGTGTAACCAAAAAACCAATAACAGATGCTGACTTAAGATATAATCCTGAAGAGGAGATAGTTGAAATATTAGAAAATACTGAATCATTAAATGAATCAACACCAACACTTATTCCAATTGGAAACCCAAATGGTATAAGAGCAAAAAATGTCACTTATGATAATACCACACAAGAAGTAACAGTTACAATGAAGAACACCTTCAGTGGCACATTAAATGCTATAGGTGAATATATTGATCCTTTCCCATTTAGCGTCGGTGATAAAGTTCTAGTTGAAAATGTAAGTGTCGGTGTGGGATCCACAGCCTCCGGATACAATTCATCTGATTATGACTATGCTTTATTCACACTTACAAAAGTTCATCCCAATTATGGTGGTGTTGGAATTGTTACCTATAGTATGGAAGAATTTTTGCAACAAAACATAGAGTTTCCCGGTATATTTAACGCAGTAAAATCAAATGCAACTTTAGTTCCCGAAAAATATTTCCCACAGTTTGATGTAAAGTTACAACCAACTGATTTTAGAATTGATGATGATATTCAATCTGTGGATAGTTCTGGAACTGTTGTGAAAGGTGCGGTTTCTGGATGGAACAATTCAAGTAAGTATATTACAGTTGAAAGTAATAGAGAGTTTGAAGTAGGGCAGATAATTGAGCAAACAAAATTTAGAGGAGAAAGGAGTGGTAATAATGAATACACAGCTCCGACTGGTGCAAAAGGTATCATTAAAGAAAAAATAAAATTTGAAACAAAATTTAATTTAGATAATTCTTCTATCGTTGATAATGGATGGCAAACAAAAACAGGATTTTTAAATGATGAAATTCAACGTGTTCATGATAATGATTACTACCATGCTTTCTCCTACTCTGTAAAATCAAAAGTTCAATATGATGAATGGAAAGATATTGTTGGAACATTAAATCATACTGCAGGATTTAAAAAATTTGGTAATCTTCAAGTTGAATCTCAATTACCTAATGAAAGATTTGATGATTTAGTGGTTCGTCCAGTAAGCGTTGTTACAAAATTAGTTGATTTAATAAGTGTAGAGAGTTTACAGTCTTTCAATGATTTTGATTTAGTATCAGAAAATTATGTAGAAGGTTTTGAAAAACCTTTCTCTGACGAGTTAAACTTTAAATCAAGAATACTTACTGACTTCTCTGAATCAGTATCGAATAGAGTTGTCACGATTGATGACTTTAGTAATTTATTCAATAATAATCCAAGATCAACACCCTATGCAGATGTTTATCGAAATAGATTATCTGATGGTAGAACACAATTCTTTGTAGCTTACATTCAAGATAGACTATTTACTGGTGAAAGACAGATCATGATTGTCAATACTTTACATGACACTGGTAAAGGTATAACAATGATGAATCAATATGGTTCAATTGAAACTACTTTAGATCTAGGAACATTTGATTATGTAATAGAAGGTATTGAGTCTGTTCTTCGTTTCTACCCACACAAATCAAGAATTAATGATTACAATGTAGTATTGTGGTCTTATCAAATTGATACAAATCAATTAGGTGTTTCTACAACAAATGTTGCCACAGCAACCACATCCATACCAGCAGAACCATATGATCCATCAACTTCTGAAGGATTAAATGGATCTTTAGTAAGTATTCAATCTACATGTGTATCAGTAGCTGGTGGTGCTGCAGGAACAGTATTCACACTTGCTGGTATCGGAACAACTGTATCGGGACATAGATCTGCAAAATTATTCGTAAGTGTTGAGGCTAGTGATGGTAGTGTTGAATATGATCAAGTAAGTATTATTCATGATGGTACAAATGTAGGATTCCAAGAGTATGGTCAATTAACCGTTCACTCAACTGATGCTTACTCATCAACTGGTAATATTGGAACGTTCTTCCCATTAATGGTGGGTAATGATCTTGTTGTCAGATACACACCAGACGCTGGATTAACAACTGCATTTGTAAATGCAACAGCAATCGGTATCGCAACAGAAGGTTATATTGGTATTGGTTCCTATGATATGGCTTATGCAGAAATGTCTGCACAAAGCACAGGTATATCTTCATCTGCAACTCCAGTTCCTGTTGGTATTGCAAGTTATAGTGATGCGTATGATGCTGCATATTGTATTGTTCAGATTGCTGATAAGTTAAATGGAAGTTATGAATTAGCAGAAGTTATAATAATTGATGATTACTCTGATGACGATAATGTTTATCTAACTGAATTTGGTAATGTTAAGGTTGGAACAGCGTTTGCTGGTCTTGGAACAATTAGTGGAAGAAGAACAACAGACAATATTACTGAATTAACATTTGTTCCTAATGCAGGTATTGGAGTTTCAATTACAACATTCTTAAATTCATTAAGAGTTGAAGAAAATTCTGAGTTATTGCCATCCGGTGCTACAAGAGAGGTTGGTGGCGAGGCTGTTAAGGATTTACAAAATGCCTCAATGGAAAGTGGATTTGCAAACTATGAAGGAACAGAATCAGCAATTAAAACTAAGTTTGCTCTAGAGCATAAAGAAGATCCAATATTCAAAAAACCATATGATGGATCTGGATCTGAGGTTGTTAATATTACTGCTAATACTATCACATTACCAAATCACTTCTTTGTGACTGGTGAAGAAGTATCATATGCACATACAGATAGAAGAACTGGTATTTCATCTGCTATTGGTATAGCTTCAACTGAATTCCCTGCCCTTGGTATAACAACTACTTTAATGCCCTCATCACTCTTCATTATTAAGAAAGGAGAGAATAAAGTTCAATTAGCAAGAAGTGCTCAAGATGCTTTGAAAGAAGTAGCTGTTCCTCTTGATCTAACTCATGTTGGTATTGGAACATCTCATACATTCATATCTAAAAATGCAAATACAAGAGTATTAGTTGCAATTGATAATTATCTTCAATCACCTATTGCAGGAACATCAGTTACAACAACTCTTGATAGATCGATTGACAAATCTCAAGATGTCATACATTTCTCAGGTATCACATCATTCTTTGGTGCTGATAACATTAGAGTAAGTAGTGGTAATACAAGCGAGGTAATGAAGATATTATCTGTTGGTATTGGGACAACAAATGGTATTAAAGTAAGAAGACAAAGATTAGGAACAACTATTGCAGGATTCCCAACTGGAGCATTAGTTGAAAAAATACGTGGTAATTATAATATTGTTGAAAGTGAAATAACTTTTGCAGAAGCACCTCCGGGAAAAAATCCAATAGGATCAGTAACAAATCCTCCAGATGAAAGAGACTTTGTTGGTATTACAACATCATCAAGTTTCCAAGGAAGAGTGTTTACTCGATCTGGTATTGTCAACGGAACTACAGAAACTTACTCTACTAACCATTTGTATGATGATTTGACATCAGACTTTAATGGTAAAAACAGACAGTATGCACTTACAGTAGACAAGGCTCAAAAAACTGGTATCGCTACAAATAATGCTCTTATTCTTATTAATGGTATATTGCAAGCACCCGGATCGAATGGTGATTTTGAATTAACAACTGTTGGTTCAGGCACAACAATCACATGGACTGGTGCTGCGAGTTCTGTAGCAAGAGACATAAACACTGCTGGAATACCAGTCGGTGGAATTATTGTGTCAGTTGCATCCACAAGTGGATTTGGATATCAACCATTAGTAAGTGCTGGAGGAACGGCAGTTGTATCATTAGCAGGTACTATTAATAGTGTAAGTATTGGTAATACAGGTTCTGGTTATAGATCAGGTATACAGACTGTATCTGTAGGTTTACAAACTGAGGGATTTGATCAATCTGGCATCACAACTATTGGTCTTGCTAATGTTACTGATGGTCATGTAACTAGCGTAAGTATTACTAATCCACAATTCTTCTATAAACCAAGAGACATCTATAATGTTGGTTACTCTTCAATCACTGGTATCACAACTATAACCACTGCATTTGCACATAATCTATCTGTTGGTAATGAAGTGGTCGTATCTGGTATTGCATTTACTTGTGACTACGCTCCAGCTGTTGGAGTTCAAAGTGCAGTCTATACTAATACAACTGGTATTATGACAGTTACTACATCTGCTGCTCATGGTTTATCAGTAACTGGTAAGAGTAGTGATGTAATATTAACTGGTTTAGCATTTACTTGTGGACTCGGTGCAACAGTCAATCACGTTTATCCAAGAAATAGAGATCGTTTCTTTGACACTGCAATATCAATTGCATCAACAACAGCAACTTCAATTACTTTAGATGTATCCAAGTCTCCAATTGGTCAACAATATACTCATAGATTTATAGGTGCTGCAAGTAGTGCTGTAATACAAGGTGGTGACTATTCTCATACATTCCGATATGCTCTTGAAAACGCAGTCACAACTGGTGTTGGAACTCAATTTACACCAACAAACGCAACTTATAATGCGTCAACAGGTGTATTTGTTATATCAATACCTGATCATGGTCTATCTACAAATGATACTGTGGGTATCGGTACAAGTTCAATCGTATTCTCTTGTGAAATGGATAATTATGGAAGTGATCATCCATATCCAAGACCAACTGATCCGATAGCTGGTATTCAAACTGCGATTACTGCCGTCACTACAAACACCATTACACTGAATGTAGGTAAGTCTGAATTGAACTTCTATGACGTGTCTGATGCGACCTATGCTGCTGATACAGGTGTATTAGTTCTAACCATAGGTGCTCATACATTATTACCCGGAAGAAGTATTAAACTGAAAAAAGAGTCTTTAAGATTTACTTGTTCTAAAAATAACTATGCTACTCAACACAGATATCCAAGAGAAGGAGATCCTTATTTTGATGGAACTCCAGTAGTAGGTGTTGCAAGTGCAACTCAATTTACAATAAATGTTGGTATATCAACTGTTCCAACACAATATGTTTCTGGTGGATTTATTCAACCAGCAATTATTGCACCAAGAGCAAATAATAACTCAGCAAGTGGTCAAGATGTAGCATTTGATGGTGCATCAGTCATAAGAGTTCTAAGTGCAACAGAATTTGAAATCAATAGTGGTATATCAACAAGAGCTCACCTTTATGCAAGAGGTGGTAGAGTTGATCAGTTAACTAAGATAGTTATTGATGATCCTTTATCATATAGTGATTTACAATTAATTCACAGTACCACAAGTCCCGGATTTGCTGGATCTGAAGCAAGAGCAGATGTTGTTGTAAGTCAAGGATCTACTGTGATGGACTTTAAGATTACTAATACTGGATATGGATATGGTGTTGGCGAAATTCTTACATTATCATTAACAGGATCAGCTGGAATACCAACCACTTCAAGTTTTGTTGATACTCAAGAATTTAGAATTACAATCAATGACATATCAAGTGATAACTTTAGTGGATGGTCTGTTGGATCATTACAAGTATTGGATACTTTCCAAAATTTATTTGATGGATCAAGAAGAACATTCCCACTAAGTGTTGGTGGTGATTCATTATCAATTCAGGCAAAACCCGGATCACCGGTTACAGTTCAGGATACCTTATTTGTATTTGTTAATGATATACTACAAATTCCCGGAGAGTCATATACATTCCTTGGTGGTAGTAATATTACCTTTGATGAGGCACCTAAATTTGAAGATACACTTAAAATATTATTCTATCGTGGAACTGGTGGTGCAGATGTTGTTGACAGAGATATCATTGAGTCTGTTAAAGTAGGTGATGATTTAACTCTTGGTTATGCAAGATCCCTCAATCAAGAAAGTTTCTTACAAGAAGAATCAAGAAGTGTCGTTGAGATAACATCATCAAATTCAGTTGACACAAACACATATAATGGCCCCGGTGTATTTGAAGACACTAGAGTTTATAGACCAATTGTTTGGACTAAACAAACTGAAGACAAAATTGTTGAGGGTAAAATAGTACATAAGGATAGAGACTTATATAAAGGTAACTTATCCCCAACTACAAACTTTATTCAAACAGTTGGTGTTGGCACAACTGTTGCTTATGTAACTGGTGTAAGACCATTCTTTAATGCAAAGAATGAAAACTCCGTATCAACAGAGTTTCAAAAAAATATTGTCATTATTAATAATGTTGAAAGATTAGCAGCTGCAGCGACTGCAATTGTTTCTGCTGCTGGAACGATATCATCAGTTGCAATTTCAACGGGTGGTAGAGGATATGATAGCGCACCAACTGTAACTATACAAAATCCTGTTGGACTTGGAACCACTGCTCGTGCAGAGGCAACTGCATCTATTACAAATGGTGTTGTGACAAGTATTACTGTTTCAACTGCCGGTACAGAATACAGTGATGCAACTCCACCAGTTGTTCTTATTGGTGCGGATCCTGTTCTTGAAGAACAAAATACAGTTATATCATATAATGGTGATCATGGTATCATCACTGGTATTGGAACTACATCTTTAGCTGGTGTCGCTGTTACTGGTATAGTATTTGATTTAGTGATTCCATCCGATTCATTCTTGAGAAAATCTGAATTTACACAGGGAGCATCAGGTTCAGGTGCTAATAGTGGTATTGTTACATCTGGATTAAATGTTGGAGATTTCTTTATCGTAAGTAATTCAAATGTGGGTCATGGATTAACATCACTAAATACTGATGGCGGTGCTGTGGGTGTTGGTACAACTTACATCGACAATGTTTATCGTGTTGCTCATCGAACACTTGGTGTTACAACTGATGCGATGGGATTTGGATCTACAGTCGTTACACAGGTCGTAGTCAGTGTCAATAGTCTTAACGGATTAACTGGTTTAGGTCATAGTATGTACTTTGGTGATTACAGTTATGGTAAGTTGATGCTTAATGATCGAAACACCGTTCGCTCATATCCAGTTAACACATCTAACGGAGTTACTGGTATATTGACAGGGCCAATCGTCAAGAGAAAGCAATTCTTAAAAACTCAAAGTTATTCCACATAAATAAATAAAAAATCTCAAATGGCAGCTATAATTACTGATCAGATAAGAATATTAAATGCAAAGAATTTTGTTGCAGGGATTTCAACGTCTACTAATTCATATTATTCATTCGTAGGTTTAACAGATCCAACAGCAATACAATCAGATTGGGATGATGATCCCCCTTCTCCAATTGATAATTTTACAAATCATAATGATTTTTGGGATACTGCAATTGCTTTAAAGAAGATAAATGCAACTGATGTAAAACAAGTAGTTAAGAAGAACTCTTGGACTTCTGGAACAACTTATGATTATTACAGAACTGACTATAGTATAACCAATCCACCTAAACATGCACAAGGAACATCATTATATTCCTCTAATTATTTTGTATTAAATAGTGATTTTAGAGTTTACATATGTTTAAAAAACGGAACAAGTCCTGAACAACCAGACGGTAAACCATCATTAGATGAACCGACTTTTACTGATCTTGAACCAAAGGTTGCTGGAACAAGTGGTGACGGATATATTTGGAAATATCTTTATACAATAAAACCTTCAGAGTTAACCAAGTTTGACTCAACAGAGTACATGCCAGTTCCCTCAGATTGGGCAACCGGATCAGACAATTCTGCTGTAAGAGATAACGCAGTTGATGGTGGTATTAAGGTTGTTGTTATACAAGATCGTGGTGTTGGATTGGGAACTGCAAATAGAACATATACAAGAGTCCCTATTAAAGGTGATGGAAGTGGTGCCGAGTGCACAGTGGTTGTAAATGCAGATCAACAAATCGGATCTATTGATATAACTAATCAAGGGTCAGGATATACATTTGGAACCGTTGATATCGTGGCTGGTGGTTTACCAAGACCAGATTCATATCCTCAACTTGATGTTGTTATACCTCCAACTGGTGGTCATGGATCAGATATCTATAAAGAGTTAGGTGCAACTAATGCTTTAATATATTCAAGAATTGAAAATGATTCAGAGAATCCAGATTTTATTACAGGTAATCAAATTGCAAGAATAGGTATTCTCGAAAATCCAAAAGCATTTGGATCATCGTCAATACTTACCTTAGACAAAGCTAGTGCAGCGTACGCCATGCGTCTTACTGGAACTGGATATAGTAGTGCTACATTTACTGCAGACTCTATTATTACACAAACTACTGGCACAGGTGTCACTGCGATAGGAAAAGTAATTAGCTATGAACAGACTACTGGCGTTTTAAAATATTGGCAAGATCGCACTATGTCTGGATTTACAACTGTGGGTGCTGCAACAACAACACCAATTTATGGATTTAATGCTGATAGATTTACAGCGGATATATCTGATGGTGGAAGTGTAAATATAACAGGAGGAAGTATTTCTCTTGGTATTAACACGAGTTTTGATGGTTTATCAACCTCAATAAATAATAAAACATACTACCTTGGTCAAACATTTACAAGTGGTTTATCTAATCCAGAAGTTAAAAAATATTCTGGAAACATGCTTTATATTGATCATCGACCAGCAATCACACGTTCTTCTAATCAAAAAGAAGATATCAAAGTTATATTACAGTTCTAATAACTCATGGCTCAAACCACAAATTTAAACGTATCGCCATACTTTGACGATTTCAATGAAAATGACAACTACTATAAGGTGTTGTTTAAACCCGGTGTGCCTGTTCAAGCAAGAGAACTAACTGGATTACAATCAATATTACAAAATCAGATTGCTAAATTTGGTCAACATTTTTTTAAAGAGGGATCAAAAGTAATACCCGGAAATACAACCTATATTGATAATTATAGTTGTGTAGTAGTTAATAAAGAATATCTTGGAGTAACTGTAGAGTCTTATATTGATCAATTATTAGATCAAAAAATATTTGGAGCGACATCTGGTGTAAGTGCGACTATAGTACAAATTGTAAAATCTAAAGATTCTACAGACGGTGAATTAGTTCTCTACCTTCAATATGAATCTCAGGGTATTGAAAGCGCAGACGCTGTTGAATTTCAAAACGGAGAAAATTTAATTGCAAATATTAATATCACGTCAGGGCCAGAAAGTAGTGCTTTTATTCCAGCCGGTGAAGCTTTTGCATCGACATTTTCATTCGATTGTGTCGCTACAGGTTCTGCTTTTTCAATTAATGAGGGAGTTTATTTTATAAGGGGTAATTTTGTCACAGTTAATTCACAAACTATAATATTAGATCAATATTTTAATGATCCTACTGGTAGAATTGGATTAAAAATTTTAGAAGAGACAATAAACTCTGATGAAGATGCAAATCTTACAGATAATTCTAAGGGATTCAATAATTTTGCTGCTCCCGGTGCTGACCGCTTAAAAATATCATGTTCTCTTACATTTAAAGGTATTGATGATTTTAATGATAATGATTTTGTAGAACTAGCGTCTGTAAGAGATGGTAATTTAGTAACAAAGACGACAACAACTGAATATAATCTAATTGCGAACGAATTGGCAAGAAGAACTTTTGATGAATCTGGAGATTATATAACAAAACCATTTACAATCAAAGTAAGAGAGTCAGCAAATAATGGAATCGGTAATAATGGTGTGTATCAAGAGGGACAAACTACTTTTGATGGTGAACAAGCATCTGAAGAAATAGGTTTATATCAAGTATCATCTGGTAAAGCATATGTAAAGGGTTATGAAGTAAATAAACAAAATACAGAATTTGTTGATTTTTTTAAACCAAGAACTACAAAAACTCTTGAAAATCAGGCAATAAATTATAACACCGGTGCATCATTAAGATTAAATCGTGTTTTAGGATCTCCTGAAGTTGGTATTGGTAATACTTATATTGTAAGTCTTAGAGATCAAAGAACAGGAACTCAAAGTGCAGCAAATATCATGTCTGCTCCCGGAGAGGAGATAGGTTTAGCAAGAGTATATGACTTTGCACTTGAGTCAGGAGCTTATAATACATCAACTCCAACTGCAAATGAATGGGATATATCACTATATGATGTTCAAACATTTACAAAGATAACTTTAAATACTAATCATACACTTTCAACACCAACTTTTGTAAAAGGAAAGTATAGTGGTGCTACAGGATTTTTAAGATCAGCAGTATCAGCATCTACCTCATTACAAGTTTATGAAACATCTGGTGATTTTGTTCCAAATGAACCAATGATATTTAATGGTATCGAGAGCTCTCGTGTATCCGTTGCAGTTACAAATTTTGGTGTAAGAGATGTAAAATCAATATTTGGTGGAACAGGACTAACAGATCAGAATAGTGGTGATGTTGGTTTTGCAAGAACATTTACAGGTGATGTCAAATTAAGAAATGAATTTATATTTGGTTCTGCTAATGTTACATCATCTACAAATACTGGTGGATCTGGAGTAAGCACAATTACAAGTGGAAATGAACAGTTCCCCGGTAAATTAAAAGTTGGTAACATATTAAAATTTGGTGGACTTGGAAAAAATACTAAAACTTTAGCAAGAATTACAGAGGTTAATACAAATGATGTTCTTGTAACTGGTGTCACAACTGTCTCAGGAGTAGCTGAGGGATTCTTACCTTTAGGATCAGTTAATACTTCTGTGGAAGTTCCAGATTTAACATTAGTATCAAGTCCATTTGAAAAGTCAGATGATAATACTCTGTTTACACCACTACCAAAATCTCTAATATCAGATGTTGATTTAAGTGATGCGACTCTTGCGATTAGAAAAGTATTCAACGTTGCAATAAGTGCTTCTACAGATGCATTAACTGGTGCAGTTACAGCAGGAGATAATACTACATTCTTACCATTTGATGAAGAAAGATATAGTTTAATTAGAGCAGATGGTACAATCGAGACATTGACTGATGATAAATTTACCTTTACAAATGGTAATGGTACTTTACAGATTAGTAATATTGGTACAGATTTATCTGTAAATCAAGAAGCAACACTAATTGCAACTCTGAATAAAGTAAAACCAACGGCTAAAGTAAAAAGAAAGAATGCAGTTAATTCACTTGTCGTAGATAAATCAAATTTATCTGGATCGGGTATTGGTCGAACCACTCTTAATGATGGGTTGACTTATGGAAGTTACCCATTTGGAACTCGTGTGCAAGATGAAAAAATCTCTCTTAATACACCAGATGTTTTTGATATTTTAGGTATTTTTGAATCGACTGATACGAGTGATCCATCCGCACCGAAGATGACATTATCATCTATCAATACAGTTGACGGTGGAACAACTGATCTATTATTAGGAGAACAAGTTAAAGGATCAACTTCTGGTGCGGTTGCTATCTATACTGAACAACTAACCGATTCTCAAATTTCTTATATTCCAATAAATGAAAGTGAATTTGTGGAAGGTGAGTCTGTATTATTTGTGAACTCAAATGTTCAAGCCATCGTGAATACAATAGATGTTCCATCGAGAAATATCTCCGCAGACTTTACATTTAATAACGGTCAAAGTTCGACTTTATTCAATCATGGATTTATTACAAAGAAAAGTAATGTTAATACACCAACTAAAAAAATAAAAATATATTTTACAAATGGATTTTTTGAATCTGACGATACAGGTGATATCACCACTGTTAATTCTTATGGAGATTTAGATTATAAAAATGATGTTCAATCTATCAATGGTTTAAGAAATACTGATTTATTAGACATAAGACCCAGAGTTTCAAGTTATACTGTTGCAGAGAGTAATAGATCACCACTTGAATTTTTAGGTAGATCATTAAATGCATCTGGAAATTCAGCGTCTAATGTTCTTGCATCGGATGAATCAATAACAGTTGATTTTTCTTTTTACTTAGGAAGAATTGATAAATTATATCTTACAAAATCTGGTGAATTAACACATGCTCCCGGAACACCTGCAGAAGAACCAGATTCTCCAGTTGCAGTAGACGATTCGCTTGAATTAGCAACTATTACGTTACCAGCATATCTTTTTGATGCTTCAGAGGCAACTATGTCTTTCTTGAAACACAAAAGATATAGAATGGAAGATATAAGAAAACTTGAAACTAGAATAAAAAATTTAGAATATTATAGTTCATTAACTCTTTTAGAGACAGCAACTGCAAATTTATTTGTTCCTGATGAGGATGGTTTAAACAAATTTAAATCTGGATTTTTTGTTGACAATTTTACAACCTTCCAACCTCAAGAGTCTGAAATACCCGTAAAAAATAGTATTGACACCACAAATAAAGAATTAAGACCATCTCATTATACTTCCTCTATTGATTTACAAGTTGGCCCTGTTGAAGGTGAAACAAGCATTTATACTGGAGCAGCACCTGAAGGAGTTAATATAAGAAAAACTGGAGATGTCATAACATTAGATTATAGTGAAGTAGAATATCTTAATCAGACTTTTGGAACAAGATCTGAAAGTGTCACTCCATTTCTACTTAATTTCTGGGAAGGATTTGTTAAATTGACACCTTCCACTGACACTTGGGTTAATACTGTTAGACTTGAAGCTAACGTTTTTGAAACTGAGGGTAATTTTGAAGATGTAACTAGAACAGCAGAGAGAAGGTATGGAGGTTTTGATCCACAAACAGGATTAACACCTATAATTTGGGGTGGTTGGCAGACTAATTGGACTGGAACAAGAAAAGAAAGCAGAGTCAGAAAAAGAAAAGAAGTAACAGGTAGAAAAACAACAAGATCGATAAGCGGACATCGTTGGAGAGATGTAGAAAGAACAACTACAACAACATTCCAAGATACATTTACTGATACATTTAGAACAGGAACAGAATCAAGAGATGGTTCAAGACAATTAATCACTGAACAATTTGATCAAACATCTCTGGGTGATAGGACAATAAGTTCAGCCATTGTTCCTACAATTAGATCAAGAAACGTTGCTTTTGATGGAAAAGGATTTTTACCACAAGCAAGACTCTTTGGATTCTTTGATGGTGTTAATGTAACAAAATATTGTGTACCAAAACTGATTGAAATAGAAATGGTATCTGGTAGTTTCCAAGTTGGCGAAACTGTCACAGGAACTATTAAAACAAATCCTAATTTAGCATCTGATCCACCATATATTCAATTTAGAGTTGCCGTTTCAAACCATAAAGAAGGCCCTCATGATGCACCAACAAAAAGATATCTTAGAAATCCATATACAGATACACAAGTAGCAAATTTAGCACTTGAATCTTTTGGTGGTAATGTAGGTCAAATTTTAGCAGGTGGAGGAGGTAGTTCTTCAATCATACCAAGCACATATTCATCAACGTCAACTTTATTAAATGTTGACACAATAGCACTTGCCAATCAACCACAAGGTGACTTCTTTGGATATGTTCAAACTGGTATGATCCTTAAAGGAACATCTGGTGCTGAAGCAAAAATTACAAATGTTAGATTAGTAACTGATTTTACATCAACAGTTCAAGGTAGTTTCTATATTCCAAATCCAAATGTTAATACAAATCCAGTTTTCCAAACAGGAGAGAGGGATTTCTTATTAACAGATGACCCAGAGAATGATTTTTCTGAAGCAACTACAACAGGTAAAGATATCTACACTGCAAGTGGATCAGTTCAGACAGTTCAAGAAAATATTGTTTCTGTGAGAAATGCTAAGATTCAAAATCTTTTTGAATCACAAGACAGATCTGTTTCTGAACAAATCGGAACTGAAGTTGAAACTGAAGTTGAAGGAGAAGAAACATCTGATAGAATTGTAGGGACTGGCTCATATTTCGTCAGAAGAGGGGGTCATTATAAGAGAAGAAGAAGGAGAATGGGTAGAAGAGGTAGAGGTAAAGGTAGGGGTAAAGGGGGTAAAGGTAAGGGAGGTGGAAAAGGTGGCGGCTGCTTTATGCCCGGCACGTTAATGACACTTGCCGATGGATCTCAAAAGAAAGTAGAGGAAATTAAAGTTGGTGATAAGTTATTAGGTTTATCTGATACAATCAATGAAGTAAAAGTAGTTTTAAATCCTAAAACAAACGGGAGAAAACTAGCAAACATAAACAACAAGGGTTACTTTGTAACAGAAGATCACCCATTTATGACATCTGATGGTTGGAAATCTTGTAATCAAGAAATGTCTAATGAAAACTATCCTGACCTAGAAGTTGATCAGTTAGAAATTGGTGATGAGATAAGAAGTAAAGGTAATGAAGTTGAGAAAGTAACCTCAATAGAATTTAAAGAAGTTGATGCTAACACTGACTTGCATAACTTTACATTAGATGGTGATCATACATATATCGCTAATAACTTTGTTGCACATAATAAACGTGGTGGTGGACGTGGAAGTGAGAAGGCTGGAGATCCATTAGCACAGTCATTCTTTATAAAAGAGGAACAGGGTGTATTTTTAACAAGTTGTGAGGTGTTCTTTGAAAGAAAAGACCCGAATGATATTCCAGTAACAATTCAAATAAGAACTATGAAAACTGGATTACCAACAACAGAGGTAGTTCCTTTTTCAGAGGTTACAATAGATCCAGATGAAATTACCACCTCCACCAATGGTAGTGTTCCATCTAAATTCACATTTGAATCTCCAGTCTATCTTGAGGGTGGTGCTGAATACGCGATAGTATTAAAATCCGTATCTTTAAAATATAAAGTTTTCATATCAAGAATTGGTGAAAATGATCTAATTACGGATGAATTTGTATCTAATCAACCGACTTTAGGTTCATTATTTAAATCACAAAATGCTTCAACATGGGAACCAAGCCAATGGGAGGATCTGAAGTTTAAATTAAATAGAGCGAATTTCGTTTCAGAGGGAGTCGTTGAATTATATAATCCAATACTATCAAGAGGAAATTATCAAATTCCAAAATTGATGCCAGATGCTTTGCAAACTCACTCGAAAAAAATAAGAGTTGGTCTATCATCTGCATTTGGTGCAGGTATTCATCCAACATTTGGAAATACAATTTATCAGCAAGGATCAAATGTCACCGGTAATTTGGTTGGAACTTCTGGTGCTGCTTCTGGTTCTTTGACAGTTACAAGAGCTGGTATTGGATACACGTCATCGAACGCATCTGTTGCCTCTCGTGATGGTGATGGTCATACTATTGCTGGAGTCGCTTTATCAGCAATCACAGGAAGCGGAGTAAACGCAGTCGCATCTGTTGAATATAACGAGGGTTCAATAGTCAATGCATCTATAACTTCAGGAGGTCAAGGTTATCAAATTGGAGATGTTTTAGGAGTTACAACTGATTTAGGTATCAACGGTAGGTTATCCGTGGTGGCAATTGCTGCAACAAGCGAATTGATTATTGATAATATTCAAGGAGTATTCTTAACTGGTGCTGGAACAACTCTCATGTATGGTACAGCAGATGGTGATATTGGAAGCACAAAGGCTGGAGTCGGTAGTGCTATTTGTGGTAACGGTGGAAGTTCTGGAGCATTTATCACTGACGGAACTGTTATATCAGTAACAGATGGTCTACACATTACTGTAAATCACAAGAATCATGGAATGTATCATGAACAAAACTTGGTTACAATATCAGATGTAACAGGTGATGTACCACCAACTAAGTTATCAGTTCCTTATAATAATAGTTCAACAGATCCTATGACTGTTGATAATATTGGTATTCTTACATCGTTTGAAAATGTTTCAGTTGCTGCGACAAATCCCGGATATGTTAAAGTAAAAAATGAGATTATAAAGTATACTGGTGTATCAGCATTCTCCGGTCAAGGAACAATCACTGGTGTTACACGAGCACAAGATTCAACAAGTGCTCAGAATTATGTTAAAGGTGATTTAGTTCAAAAATATGAACTTGGAGGTGTATCTTTACGTCGTATCAATCGAACTCATGATTTCAGAGAAGTGACTGACACTAATCCTATAACACTTGATTCATATAAAATCAAATTGGATATGGGAGAACAAGGGATCGGAAGAAGTACCTCTGATGTAACAAGTTACCCAGCTTTATTCTTAGATCAAACAAAATCGACTGGAGGTCTTGATATACGTGCTACTCAAAATATGCCATTTGAAATTATCACTCCAATGATTCAAAATATGACCGTTTCTGGAACAACAATAGAATCTTTTGTTAGGACTGTAAGTGGAACAAGTGTAAATGATGGTTCGGGTGAAGGGACAGATGTTCCGTTCATAAACAAAGGTGAGGAAGCTATCGCTCTTGATGATATTAATTATCTTGACTCTCCTAGAGTCATTGCCTCAAGGGTAAATGAATTAAATACTGCAACTCTTAATGTATTGCCGGGTGATAGGTCTTTAAATATATCATTGACATTACTTTCAGGGGATAATTTACTATCACCAGTAATCGATACTCAAAGAATGAACGCGATATTGACCTCTAACAGAATTGATAATGTAATTGGTGATGTCACTGTTGACAGTAGAGTTGATACTCTACTTGATGACCCATCATCTGCGGTCTATGTTTCAAAAGAAAATATTCTTGAAACTTCTGCTACATCACTCAAAATTATCGTTGACGCTCACGTCAATAGATTTAGTGACATAAGAGCATTCTATGCGATAAGTAATTCTCAAGGATCTGAACCAACATTTGTTCCGTTCCCCGGATATGATAATCTTGATGAAAATGGTAGGGTAAGAACTAGCGACAAGAGTAGTGGTAGACCCGATGCATTAATTAATAAGAGTGATCCCACAGGATTTATACCAGAAGAACTTGAATATAAGGAATATACATTTACTGCAAATGAATTACCTTCATTCAAATCATTTAGAATCAAATTCTTAATGACTTCAACTAATCAGGCATTCGTACCTCGATTAACAAGTTTGAAAGTTATTGCAACTGCCTAATGGATTACGTAAAAGTAAAAGACAATGATCATTTGATTAGAAATACTAAATCAAATTGTATTGTTAATACGAATAAGGCTGAATATGAGGAGTATCTTACTCGTCGTAAATTAAAGAAAAGTGAAAAAAATAAAGTTGATAATCTTGAAAGAGACATATCAACTCTTAGGAATGAAATTACTGAAATCAAAGATATGTTAAGGAGTTTGGTAAATGGCAACTAAAAAAATTACATTTGATCCAGAGGCAGGAGTCGCATATCCATGTGATTTAATTATGAATGTTGGTGCTGACTTCAGTGCAACTTTTAATGTTGTTGATACAGCAAATACTGGATTTAATTTTTCTACAACAAACTCAGTAGGTGTCAATACAGTAAGTGGATGGACTGGATCATCTCAGATGACAAAAAGCACAGCGATTGGATCAACTGCTCATCCAGTGGCTACATTTTCGGTTGGTATTGATACGACAGCATCAAGTGGATATGGACTAACAGTATCTTTAGGTTCAACAGACACTAGAAGTGTTAAAGCAGGTAGATATGTATATGATGTTTTAGTTGGATCTGGTGCAACAGTGTATAGAATTATAGACGGAAACATCCTCGTAAGAGGTGGTGTATCTTCTGCACCCTAAATATTGATAGAGGTATAGTATAAATGGCTCAACCATCAAGTAGATCAACATTAATAGATTATTGCAAAAGGCAATTGGGTGCTCCATTGCTT